CGCCTAAGCGATATGGAATAGGTTTATGGCTAACGAGCAATACTTTGCTGGCAAAGATGGTCAGTACATTAAGGGCACTCAGCTCGAAGGTGAAATGGCTGAAGATTCAATCCTCAACCAGTTCAAGAAGAAGGACTCTTCTAAGAAGCTAGTTGCATGGGTAAAGGCTGAGTATGAGAAAGCAAAGCAGGCTCGTAAGCTTGAAGAGCAAGACTGGTACCTCCAGCTTGCTTTCTACAACGGCAAGCAGTACCACGAGTGGGTCGAGAAGGGCAACGGGCAGATCCTACAGGCTCCGCCAAACCCAGCAGGCACACCTCGTATTACCATCAACCGTATCGAGCCAATCATCCGTACCGAGATTGCTAAGACAACCTCAGGTCACCCAAGCGCAACCGTTGTTCCTGCATCAAACGATGACGACGACCTTATGGCAGCACAGGCTGCCGAGCAGGTCTGGCAGGCCATGTACGACAAGGCTAACTTCCAGACAGAGATCCTACAGAAGTCGGAATTCTGGCGTGCAGTTACGGGTAACGCATTTATCAAGACCTATTGGGACGCATCTGCTAAGCAGGTCGAGCCAACCCCAGTCATGGACCCATACACTGGGCAGAAGCGCGTAATCCAGCAGGTCACTTCTACTGGCGACGTAGAGCACGAAGTCATTTCTCCGTTCCACTTGTTCGTGCCTGACACGACCGAAGAAGACCTAGAGAACCAGCCTTACCTATTTAACGTCTATACCAAGAGCGAGCAGTGGGTTAAGACCAACTACGCAAATGTTCTTCCTGCAGACTTCGTTCCTACCAAGGTTTCAGCAACTGAGATCCTTGACGCAGCTCTAATGGACAACCGTGGCTCGCTAACCTCAAAGCCTGACGCTGTTCTAGTGATTGAGATGTGGGCTAAACCAAACGGTTGCCCTTATCTTCCAAAGGGTGGCCTTGTAACCATCGTGGACAACGAGATCGTGCAGTTTGCCGAGAATGGCATCCCTTATTCTCACAAGCAGTACCCGTTTGCTCACACTTACAGCGTCCCGACTGGAAAATTCTACCGTCGCTCAGTGATCAAGAACTTGATTCCTTTGCAGCGTGAGCTCAACCGCACCCGCTCACAGATCATTCAGGCTAAGAACCTCATGGCTAAGCCTCAAATGATGTACGACGAGGGCTCAGTTGACCCGAAGAAGGTCTCAGCTAAGGCTGGTATCTGGATTCCAGTACGCCCAGGCTTCAACCGTCCTACCCCAGTCCCAATCCAGCCATTGCCGAACTATGTTCTGCAGGAACTGGAGCACCTACAGGCAGACTTTGAGGACATCTCAGGTCAGCACCAGGTTTCTCGTGGTAACTCAGGTGGCGTAACTGCTGCAACTGCAATCAACTACTTGCAGGAGCGCGACGACTCTTACCTTGCAACCGTATTCTCAAGCCTTGAGGCTGCGATCGAGAAGACCGCAAAGCAGTCACTAGCACTCTTCATTCAGTACGTCACCGAAGAGCGCCTAGTAAAGACCACTGGTCTTGATGGCTCATTCGATGCGTCAATGCTTTCAGGTGCAGACATTGCATCAGGTAACGACATCCGCATTGAGTCAGGCTCAGCTCTTCCTACTTCAAAGTCAGCGCGTCAGTCGTTGATTACTGAATGGATGAAGATGGGCTTCCTGTCTCCACAGGACGGCTTGAAGATCCTTGACATGGGTATGCTTAAGAACTTCTACAACCTAGTCAAGCTTGACGAGAACCACGCATCCCGCGAGAACCTAATGATGAAGCGTCTTACCCCAGAAGGCATTCAGCAGTTCCAGCAGGAGTGGGAACAGGGCGCTGCAAACGGCGACCCAGACAAGGTTGTTCCAGGACAGGTTGACGCTAACGGCGCTCCAATTCCTCTGCAGGTTCCAGCAGTTGTGCAGGTTCACGACTACGACAACCACGCAGTGCACGTCGAGGTTCACAACCGTTTCCGCAAGTCACAGTCATTCGAGACCCTCGATGACAGCATCAAGGCTGAGTTCCAGAAGCACATCTCGATGCACCAAGCAGCTTTGCAGCAGCAGCAAGCCGAACAAATGGCTATGCAGGCAGCTGTACAGGGCGCTCCATCTGCTTCACCTGAAGCTGCTGGAATGCCAGACCAAACTGGGCAGACCGCTCAGCAACTAGAGTAAGGAAAAATATGTCTGACGAGACGCAGGTATCACCTGACCAGACTACTGAGATTGACTCTTCAGTAGAGACGCACGAGGAAACTAAGGTCCACCCAGCGTATGACAAGTTGCTCGCTGAGCTGCCAGAAGCATGGCACTCAAAGGTAACTCCATACCTACAGGAGCAGGACAAGTATTTCCAGCAGCAGCTAGAGAAGTACACCCCGTTCAAGGATCTAGTTGACGAGGGAGTTTCGGCTGACCTTATCAAGGGTGGCTTGAACCTTGCTCGCGCGATCGAGAACGACCCAACCGAGGTTTACACTTCGCTTCAGACCTACCTAAAGGATCAGGGTCTGCTAGCTGAGGAAGCCAAGCAGGTTGCTAAGGACCTCATGGAGGAGGAGTCTGGTGAAGACTTCGAGGACATGTTTGAGGGCGAAAAGATCCCTAAGGCTCTCCAGCGAGAAATCGATGCGCTAAAGGCTAAGCAGTCTGAAGCTGACGACTACATCTACCAGCAAGAATTGGCTAAGGAAACTGACCGTTACACTGTGGAGCTTGAGTCTGAGATGTCTCAGCTGAAGTCGCAGCACAACATCACTGAAGCGCACGAGGTTGCAATCTACGACCTAATGAACGCTGCTTTGAGCGCAGGTCGAGAGATCTCAGTAGCCGATGCTGCTAGACAACTAAGCCAGATGATCCCAGGTGGCTTTGCTCCTGCAGGTTCAGCTGAGCCAGCCCCTATGGTTGTTGGAAATGCAGGCGGAGCGGGCGTTGTAGCCCCAGATCTCAGTATTCCAAAAGACGACAAGGGCAAGCGCGAGATGCTTGCTCAGATGTTTGACCAGTACAACAAGTCACGCTAAACATCTAAATAGATAAACCCCTATGCTCATAAGGCGTAGGGGTTTATTTCTGCTATAAACTATTAGTGTCTACGTACAGCCACCTAAGAGTGGTCAGGGCAGAGGGCAAAATTAATCTTTGTTTTACAACTTACTCTTAGGAGAGTGAATCATGGCAGGTCAGGGAATCCTAACCTTCGCATCAGACGCTCTGAAGCTAGTCTACGGCGACCTTCACGAGCAGCTACGCGACAAGAACCCAGCACTGGAGTTCATCGAAGCATCATCACAGCACATCACCCAGAACGGTAAAGAGGTCATCTTTGACACTCACATCGGTCGTAACCAGGGCATCGGTGCGCGTGGCGTTCGCGAAGCTCTACCAGTAGCAGGCGCACAGAAGTACAAGCAGGCTCACCTATACCTCAAGAACCTATACGGTTCAATCGAGGTTGACGGACAGCTATTCGAGCAGGCTGCAGACAACTACAACTCATTCATCAACGTTGTTGACGGTGAAATCAAGGGCCTAAAGCGCGACCTAGCTCGCGACCTAAACCGCCAGATCTACGGTGATGGTTCAGGTACCCTCGGTGTAGTAAAGACCACCGACTCAACTGCTGACACCTCAGTAGACTTCGTTGACGCTCACTTCATCGAGCCAGGCATGGTTGTTTCGCTTCTTGCAGGAACCGACCTAGTTGACGGAACCCCTACCGTTCTGTACGCAGGTATCGAAGTTGTTTCTGTAAACGAGTCAACTGGTGTTGTAGTATTCGACACCGCTGTTGCAGTTACCGCAGGTGACATCATCGTTCGCGGTGTATCAGGCGCTAACTCGTTCAACAAGGAGCTAACTGGTCTAGGTGCAATCGTTGGTGCAGGTAACTCACTACACGGCATCGACGGTGCAACTGTTGACGTATGGAACTCAACCATCGAAACCCTTGGCTCAGTAGGTACCCCAGGTACCCTAACCGAGCTAGCATTGATCAACCTCGTTCAGAAGGTTGACAAGCAGGGTGGCGAAGTTGACGTATTCCTAGCTTCTCCTGGTGTTTACAACGCTTACTGGAACTTGCTAACTAGCTTGCGCCAGTTCACCAACGGTGCAACCCTAACTGGTGGCCAGCGTTCATTCACCTTCGAGGCTCTAGGTAAGCCAATCAAGTTCGTTTCAGACTACGCAGCGCCAAAGGGAACCCTTTACGCTTTGTCTTCAAACGAGCTCGTTATCAACCGCAAGCGCGACTGGGCATGGATGGACCGCGATGGTTCAATGTGGACCCGCGCAGGCGACACCGACGCTTACAAGGCAACCATCTTCCAGTACTCGGAAATTGGTACCTACCGTCGTAAC